TCACGATAGCCACCACTTCACCAGGTTCAAAGAGTTTGTCCACGATATCCGTAGGCTCCACGCAGCCATAAGCCTGCTGCAGGGAATGGTCTTTCAGGGACGGAGCCACGCACAGGTTGTACAGCGTATATTCGTCAGATCCGGTTTCCAGATCCAGTGCCTCCGCCACAAATGCTTTGGTAGGCTTTTTGACGGTAATAGTCCCGATGGAAGTTGCCAGATCATACCGTTCTTCCTTTTTCTTTTCGATTTCTTCCCTGCGGGCAATCAGTTCTTCAATGGATACAGCCATGATTCATCCTCCTAGTCAAAAAGAACTGAGCCAGCAGAACAGCCGGCTCAGTATGATATTCATTCCACAGTTTCCAGGAACTGGGCATCCTGCGGGGTAAAGCCAAAGGGAAATTCCTTTTCCACGACTTTGCCCTTTTCGAAGCCCATCAGCAGCAGTTCGTTGAACCACACATTGTCGATGCTGACCCGTTCCTTCTGTCCGTCAATGGCATCCGGATCATCAATCAACCCGGTCATCTGGAACCGGGGATCATGGCCGTTCTTCCATTCTTCCAGGACAGCAGCCACATTCCGGTTGATGACGCTTTTGATGGTCATGGAACCTTCCCCTTTCAGGCTCACAATCTTGGAGTCTTCGGAGATGTCACAGGTCACATCTTCCCGATTGGCCGTTACTTTGCATTCGTACTTCTGGATTTCAAAGATCAGTTCACCGTTGCACCAGACCTTCCCATAAGATCCGTTCCAGCGCCGGCGGCCTCTGTATTTCACATCATATTCGCTTCTGTTCATCCTTCAGGACCTCCTCAGAACGTAAAGTTAATGGTCAGATCTTCCATGGCATTCACCGGTTTCACATTCCCGATCAGAGCCAGTTTGGTTCCGGTGTTGTACTGGCGGATCTGCATCTTGGTCATCTGGGTAGGATCATCCCCATGGAGTTTTGCATAATTGGACTGGAATTCTTCGTCAATGTCCACGGTGTTGTTCCAGTTCTTGTCCAGCACATTGCCCTTGATGCCTTCAAAGTAGACTTTGCTTGCTGCGATGAACAGCATCTTGTGGTCATAGTCGTTGATGTACTTGCCCACATAGTACTTCTTGAAGGTATCCCGGAGGTCATCAGTCATCATATCCAGGGCTTCGATGATCTTGATGTACCGGTAATCTTCGTTCTTATCCGTAGTGAAAGTCACCAGGGATGTGCAGCCCCGGGCAATCTTGACACCATCCCCGTCCTGTTCGTCCAGAAGCAGCAGCTCCCCTTTATCGATCAGGGTATCGATGTCTTCATAGACCTCCACGCTTTCCACTTCCGTCAGCCTGTAATAGGTGGCGCTGCGATCCAGTGCCAGGCCGGCCAGGATGCCGGCAATCCGTGCCGTATACTGGAGAGCCGTGTAAGTCGTATAGACAGCCTTCCCGCTGGAATCGGTATCGGTCTGAACTTTGATATTGTTGGTGCAGAAGTTCACGATACCTTCATGGTCGGCAGCCTGGTCACTCAGTACGGCCTTGAAAGTCTTTCGCTTGTTGGTCCGCTGGGTTTTGATCCAACTGGCCAGGTCCTGCTGTTCCTGAGTAGTTGCCGTAGGAGCACACAGCCAATTCCATTTGATGCTGGCCAGGATCTTCAGCACATTGGCCTGGGTGTTCTTGGCTCCATCCACAGATGTCAGGGGCAGGGTATAAACCAGGATCCGAAGAGGAGTCCCCAGCAGACATTTCTTGATCAGATCCACGTTTTCCGGAGTCAGTCCGGATTCCGGAATGTCAGACACATCCCGGATTACATAATTCTTGATTTCGTCTGCACTTTCATTGTGCAGGATCATGGCTACAATGCCACGGGCAGACCGCTTGATGGCCGTAGTAGCCTTGGTGCGAAAATTGATAATGACCTGCGGCAGGCCAAATACTTCGGCTTCATTCGCCATTGTCATTCCTCCTTTATTCTCGTTCAGTCAAATCAGCCCCATTCAGCCGAAGCTCCAGGGACTGCATCAGATCACCACGGATATATCCAACCTCTTCGTCAGTCCAGGCATCCGTAAACTGCAGGTCAAAGATATAATGCAGCACATCATCTACCATGGTCCTTTCTGCGGACAGGATGGTGATGTACCGGTCTCCCACCTGAAGCACGGGCCGGAACAGAGTATCCAGATCATCCCCCACATCAAATACCGCTGACCGGTCCACCCGGCCTTTGGCATCCTTGGGATGGATGTAAGTCACATCCACCTGGATGGTTCTGTCAGAATAGGTTTCATCGATTGTCTGGTGGATACTGGTGGTGAATTCCACATAAAAATAAGGTGTATTCAATTTTTCCACATTATCGAAATACACCTTACAGTTGGGATATTTTGTTTTCAATTTAGCCGTGATAGCGGCCTTGATAGATCGCAGGGCAATCAAAGGCATCAGCCTCCCAGCAGTTTCTTGAAGATGGCGGCACAGTCAGCCTCAAAAGCTTTCCCAGATTGGAGCATGCCTCGGTGAAGCATTTTTCGGCCTTTTACAAAACCTCCGTTCCGGGTCCGGTGGCCATATTCCACATGGGCTGCATAGTCCACATTGTTATAGATCTGGCACTGCCCGCCAGAAGCTGGCGTATGATGCCAGCCAGCACGAAGACGGCCTCCATTCACTTTTCTGACCGGAGTGTTGTTCTGCACCCGGCCCTTGATGACCTCTGCCTCCTGGTCCAGGAAGCGGTCTACCACCTCCGGGCCCCGGTCCACAATGGTCTCTAGTTTGTCGCTGAATTTGTCGAAGCTGGAAAAATGGATTCCCATCAGGCTTCCTCCTTCCGTCTCACGCTGATTTCCACATGATCAGGATAAGGGAAAGGCTTTGCCGCATTCAGCTGGAACTGGTCTCCCTCATGGGTAATGGTCAGAATGTCGTTTGGCAGGATCTTGATATCCGGATCCACGCACAGCCGCAGATCATTGCTCATGGTGAAGGCCCTGGCTTCCTGCCCGCTCTGCAGTTCCTTGCCGTACTGGCTCAGCTTGCAGGGTACATCTTTATAGACGTCCTGCAGTTCATATGTATCAGCCCCGTCTTCATCTACAGCAGCAACCTGCCTGGTGACGGTGACTTTATCCCTATACATATATTTAGCCAGGTATTTCCGGCAGCGCTCCCAGGGCGGGGTCATTGCGGCCACCTCAGTTTCCTGTACAGGTTCAGCCGGGGACGCAGGGCCGCGATATCGCTTTCCAGAGTACTGCCAGCCTGGGAAGCATCGGACACTGCAAACTGGTATTCCGTGTCATCTTGTTTGATGGATTTCAGGGCGGACCTGCCGCCATTTTCCAAATCGTCCAGCCACCGGCCAATGATTTCAGCCCCGGTCATACAGAGTGCCTGGGGAAAATCGTCCCGGTTGCAGTAGTCCAGGACCTCTGCCACAAAATATTTGGCATACAGCAGCAGCCGGGCGGCATCCGCTCCTTCCGCAGGTTTTCCACGGATAGTAGCCACATTGCTCTGAATTTCCGCTTCCGCAGCGGCTGGTTCCAGGAACGTAGTCATAAACATCACCTCATTTCAGGCATGAAAAAAGCACCAGGCATTTCTGCTAGGTGCTTGCTTATTTGGTCTTATTTGGCATCTGGATTAGCGGGTTCATACCGAATTCCATGGTCACCAGGATATTGCTTATCATGGCTTACTTCTTCAGCAAAAATCTCGAAAGGAATTCTTGTTGGAAAGGCATCGCAAGTAAAAATGGGTATGTCATTCTTCCATTTTGCTTTTGTATGGTAATGCTTACAAGTCATACATTTGGCAAATCGAAACATTTCAATACCCCCTTTCCCTGAAAATATCTTACCACTTTTATGCTGTAACTACAACGAATACTTGTTACATATGCAGCCAATGCATCAGCAGCAAACTCATATGCATCTAATATAGATGTACTGCATATCGCTTTGTCTAAGTTTCGTTTATAGAATATCCAAAATTTAGATTTACGATCAAAATCTATAATATCTTGAGTCATTAAATGAGCCCATTCATGTGCTGCAATATATTTTAGATTTGCTTTTCGTGGTAAAATCCCCCGCTGTATAAACGCTTTGATCACATCATTGGCCAGGCCTTTAGAATTAAAGTAAACAGCATTCAAAATCAAATGTCGCCCATTAACTTCCGCAAAGTCAGAAAATCCTAGATCCAACACACTAATCTTATTTAATCCTCCGTTATTACCATAGG